CAAGCAAATAACTTGCTTTGAAACATTGTACACATTAATCACATGTGTCTTTGTCTTAGCCATTCTATTCTCCATATCTAGTTGATAACACTGCTGCCTAAATTGGTAAGCAGCACAGCACCTGAAGATTCCGCTAAACTTGTTACCCTACCTAAAACCGTAGGGACTATCTTTTCAGGCAAAGGTAGCCAAGCTTCAGCTGACATTGTCAGCTCATATCTTACATTTGCGTGCTGATCTGCCCCAGCTTCCTTATCGCTCGCATCCGAGCAGCCATTATATCTCAACTGCACAGAACCAGATAGTTTGCCGTCATACATCTTAAATTCAGCTAACGGGTTAAATCTTGTTAACACCTGTTGCAGTATATATTCGGCATCTCTCTTTCTCTCTGTCCAGATAGTCATCTTATAATCGACGAGGAAAGGCACAGGACGATAGACCTTTGCGACCCTATCTCCTCTCGTACTCAAATATCGAGCATTCATCGAATGATATGCTGGGCTAAATTTTTCTTGGTTATAGCCGTGTGACTCTCTACTAATGGCCGCCAGCGGCAACCTAGCTCTACCTTCTTTCAAATCATCCGCCCAAATCAATAAGCTTGGATCGCCACCGGCTATCTTTACACGCATTAACCGATATGAGTTTTTAGTCGGTACTCTTATACCTGACCAGTATTGTTTCATCGTATAATCTAAAGACCAAAACCCTGGATATGTAAACTCTTCAACATAAGCTGGCTGTGTCTGTATATCAACGCCAGCTATCCCACTTCTACCACCTTCCGCATGGCTTAATTGACGAACGGCTGGGATCTCTTTCAGACCCAAGGGGATATTTTGATTCACCTGGTCTCGGACAGTAAAATCACTATCGAAGTTGTGGACTGTCATTCTGGTTCGATACCGCTTAGCAAGTTGGAAGGATTCTTAATGCTGTTAAAATATTGCCTTACTTTATCCTCAACGCCTGGCCGCGTTTCTGTGCTTATGTTTATCTGGATTGTATTACCAGCATTTGTTCTGTTAATCTCAGCATTCTTCTGCAAATCACCAGAAATGCTACCGAGGTCTCTCAAAATCTTATTCATCACCGCATTAGCTAATGTGTGATAGCTCACTCTATGAGAATTGTCCATTGCTTTAATATCTCGTTCAAGGCTCATAATGACTCCCTGTAAACTCCACCAGACGGTAAATCATCATCTGTCTGCATATCGCCCTCTGGCCTCACAGTGATATCGGCTGTCAGCAGTTCTAATTGACATGTATAATATAGCCAAATATATCTGAACTGCCCAGACGGAGTAGCGTTAAGTATTCTATAATTTCTTAAACCCAGTGTTACAGCGTTATATGGAATTTGAACTACGTCGCCTATACGTAACATTCGATCGCCGAGCAATTCATATAATTGTCTGTGGCTAAAAATAATATCTGTTTTATTCGTCGTATCAAGACCCCATCTATTTAATTCCATTTCAATCGGATTTGGCTTGTAAAACCCTTTGAGTTGTACCGGGTTCCAATACGTAGGATCTGGGTCTTCGTCCCAGACAGTGTCAAAATCAGAATTGTTTGTACGTGTGTATACTGTGACTGTCGCTCCGCTGACATTTATCATCTCGTCTGCTTGCTGCCTAGCTAGCTTCACATCGTTAGAACCAGGGTCATGCAGTGCTAATGGAGTATTCCGCTGGTCAATATCTGACCTCATGCTTTCATATACAGCATCATAGCTTACTGCATCTACACCTACGATCTGGCCAAATCTATATGACATATAAAATATCCTTCTTATGTATATTTGGCTAATCTATATTATGAGCCTCGATACCCGCTATATCTTAAGCACAAAAACGCAGATACCATTATGCCAGTCACCATCTTTGCCAGCCCCGCCAGGCACTCCCCATTCTGGATGAACTTTGTTATTTGTAAAAAGCTCATGTTTGTATAAGATATCAAAGTGGTTCCTATTTATAGCTTCTAACGTTCCCCTATTAACATAATCCCAATTCCAATCATCTACTATATAAATAAATTCGTCCTCTAATAAAGGCTGAAAATGGCTTAAGGCTCTGAAGTGTGCATTTTCATCATGATTACCATCATACATATAAATATTAAATTTCTTTGATATATCAAAGTCTTTTGTACCCAAAGACCAACAGTCTGCCTCTATAAAAGTCGCATTGCTATCGCCTCTGTACCTATTAAAATTATTCATAAATTCATCTTTAGGACCTCCGAATTCCGTCCAATTGTCAATCGCTACGCAATATATCGAGTTATTACATAAAGCTGAGCAGACAGTTGAGCCCTTCCAAGTACCTATTTCTAAATATTTCGAATCAGGCATAGATGCTATATTATTATATAGATGCCTTGTTTTCTTACCAGACATCCCGTCCATAGATAATATGTAGTTATCTAATTTTGATATATATGCTTCAGCTTTATGAAATGATTCCTTGACGTGCTCTATTAATCCTGCCATCTTCTGCTCGCATAATATTAAAAATAATCATACGTTTCTACTAAGCTCGCTAACTTAGTATTGTACAAGACCAGATATGATTCTGAACGTTGTGAGTCGAAGGGGTCTTTCAGTATAAACCCATTAACACTTACGGCTTTGCACGACAATATAAAATCCTCCCTGTCCCAATTGAATACATCTCGACACGTCTGCTGTAAAGCGTCTGGCATGTCTTTACTATACTTCACAATACTATTAATCATCTTCGTATAAGCTTCATCCTTGTCCTCAGACCAATCTGACAAAGCGATATCTAATACGTCCTGATCAGCATAGCTAACGATCTTTTTGATCACCCCTATTCTTATCTTATCGCCTTTTTTGTAAAATCCTGCATCAGTGTTTATATTGTAAGCGTATATCTTCCCATCCGGGTAGGCATAACTAGTAGCTGTCTCAATGTTGTCAGTGAAATATATGCCTGGTCCAAATTGCTCTGTTTCATTTTGACCTTCAATCATAGATAAAGGATCACGTCTAACACTCCCGCGATACCAGGTTTTTTCTTTCAAGATCCTACCTCCGACTAGTCGACAGCCCACGGTGGAATAGGAGGCAATACACCTCCTACAGTAGGGAAAGACCCTTCTTGATGGTAGGTACTAGATGGAGGTGGCTCCACGCTATCAAAGTCTGGTGATGGACAATAGCCCATTCCAATTAGATCACACTTATCAAATTCTTCTTCTATCGGAATCTCGGTCCCCGGCAAATTCCGCAAGATATCGTAGTAGTCAGTATATGTGTCGCATGGGCAACCAGAAACTATCGGTGGCAATACAAACCATTTAGCTCTTGTTTTATTATAATTAAATCCATATTCAATCTTAGAACCAGGTATAGCTGCTAACGCTAGCTTTAAATCGACTAATGCGTTTTTACATCCCTGACCTTTCGCCATATATGCTGACAATGTCTTAGACGATAGCGAAGAAGTTGGCTCACAACCCGGTACCAATACTTTATTGTTGCCTTTCACTTCAAGTTTAAGAAGGACATCTATGTCACCTCTAATTGGGTTTACCATAGATATACTCCGTCCGGTTCACCTAACTGTCTAGCTTTCTCTAGTATCTCGTCCTTCATTTTTTCGCCTTCCTGCACCAGATCAGAGCCATCATAACTTATAGATCCGCCGTCTGGTGTTGGCATTCCGCTTATCTTTCTCCTAGCACTTCCTACCGCTATTCTGGCTTCTGCTAGCATCATGTCGTAGCATATCATCCTAGCTTGTGGGCTTCTAAAATAATTAATTACAGGTATGTATAGTACAACCACTGGGAAAGCACCTTTAGGAGTCGGATAAAGTCTGATCAATTGATCTTTCGCAGATAACGAGTCGCCCTCGACATGGCTGTTACCCTCATTTATAACTTCCCAATGTCCCTCTGTGCCAAGCACTTTCTGCGAGAATTTGCGATAAGCTTGCAACAAATGATAATCTGTCAATATGTTCTGGATTCCTGATATATTTCCTATATTGAACAGGAAGCTTTCTGCTCCAAATACATCATCGATTCTCGTAGTAACCGGATCCCAATTTACTTGTTGTACCCAATATGCATCTTGTGGAAGCGGATATGTTGATTGTAGTGGAGTCGTATAAAACATAGCTAGCTTCTGCTCTCGCGGAAAGTATCCGGCTATGAAATCGCCTGCAACACGAAATATCGTTTCCCACTGATCTTCATGTATTTCGACATCTACATTGGGATATCCGAGCTTCGAGAGAACATATTTCTTCATCGGTTCAGATCTAACCTTTAACACAGATGGCAGATCTGCTGGTGCCATTATAGCCATATTCACACCTCCCAGTTAATCTTTGAAGCTGGCTAACGTGGAAAGTGTATTCCACGATTACCATATATTATCCCGTTATAGTCGATGCGGAAGACACTATAGATAACACTTGCAGGCATGTTAGTACCTATAGCAGTGTCGAGGGCCTGTCTTAGATTTCTAACTTGGTTTGAAATCTCTAATTTTTCATTCTGCACAAACAATTGTGACCTAGAACCATAATAAGATTCTCCGCCACTTATAATCAAGTGTTCTTCTTCTGGTTGAATATTCTGATTACTTGTATCATAGAAGCCAGTTATCATCATCTGCGATGGATAATTGCCAAATGCTGGCTTAACTGCCAAACCATCGGAATAGCTACCAATCCCGCCTCTCTGAAGACCAGACAGAGTTCTTTTCTGACCACCGCCTGGAATTGCAATGTTTATTACAGATGGGACGATCGTCAACAGACCTTCGTAGGCTATAGATGCTATCTTCTGCATGCTTAGCCATTTCTCTTGCCTCTTTCCGGCATCTGGGACGATCGAAATGTGTGCTGTAAATGGTACGTATTTCATATTAATTCTCCTAATATTATATTTGAGGCAATCTGATGACTAAGTTACAGGAGTGTCATCTGCCGGATGAAAGCTGATCGCATGCCGCTTTTCGTCAGGCTTTTTTGGCTTCTCTCTGAAGTCGCCTACTTCGATTCGCAAATCACTTTCGTACACAAAGATCGGATATAGTATTGACTCGCCACTATGTATTATCCTGTGGCCTAATATGTGCATCACTTCTTGTTCCTTTCCCGGTATCATGATGGTTCTTCGCCGGTAGAAGACCATCTGCCCAGGCTTCACTTCAAGATGCAAAACAGTATTGCCATTAACATCTGCTAATATTAAATCTCTTAATCCTTCTCTACTAACATCATCAAAGCAGACATCAGCTCCATTTTCATGCTGATGCCTGCACGATCCATCCTGATATCTCGCTAACCAAAAAAGGGTATTGCTTTGCGACATTACAGTTCGATAGAATCAAGTTCCTTAGGAGCATTTGCAATAGCAGCTTCTTGTGCTTCTTGCATGGCTTTGTACTCAGCTTTGGTCATCAGGTCCCAGGACCTTGCCCATAAGCAGAATCCTTGTTTACCCCTGCCGTCACAAGAATGACCACCCACATCGGTTTTGAACTCTAAGCCGATTTGCTTAGCTTCATCGGTAGTAATCGCGATGACTTTGCAAAGAGTAGGTTCACTAACTCTTCTTCCGCGATAATACAACTCATCGCCTTTCGATACTTTCATGATTGCCTCTTAAGTTTCGTCGTATGACCATGTGAAAGTTTCTTGAGCGGTCGTACCTGGTGTAGCGTTGGTGCCAACAGTGATTTGATAAACAAACCAATCACCAAAGTGGCCAGTAGTACCGACAATAGAGCCCGTTACGCTTTTCGGTGAACCAGAGGTGAATGATGAAAATACGTTGGCAGCAGTACCAGTCAAGGTAGTGTAATTGGTTGTACCTAAGACCAAGCCCGTAGTCCCAGTGGTGCCAAGTGCTTGTACATACGTCGTAGCAGTATTGCCTATGCAGTCAACGCCGGGCGTAGTGAAATTGTTTGATCCGTCCGTGTACCATTTGATGTTATCAATAGTTCCTGCTGGTGCTACTGTAGCTTGCAACCTCGTCACTACCCAAAAACTGTAATTCGTTCCAGAGCTTGGGATTCGAATAGGGTTGGTGCTTGTTGATGCTGTACCTTGGTGCGAGTCAACCGCATTTGCTACAGTATTCTTGCTTGTGATGTCCGTGTAAGTCGGCGAACCCGAAGAGCCTGTCCATCTGTTGATAATAACTGTCGCTGGCATTTGATCTCATCTCCTATTCTATCCTAATTTTGATAGCGGAACTCGGTGCTGATACAAAAAATGGCGGCCATCTCTAGCCGCCATTTTTCTATGCTCGCGACGATCTCTTGACTAGACAGCCCGGAGATCTGCTTGCAAGTCACCGCTGAGCCCAACACTCGTATTGGTCAAGAACTTGTCATGGCCAATTTGGAATGCAAAATCGACATCTGGAATGCCTGATTGTGCATCAGAGAATGTGGTTTGGTCAGCGAGACCAACAACGATCGGGAAACCGCGATTGGCCGTATGTCGAGCTTCACCCATATATGGCGAAAAATCAACTACGGAAGTGTCGCGGGACTTGACTTCAACAAGAATCTCACGGCCAGGCACACTCATAACCAATGGCCGTAATTTCTTAATTATAGCGGCCACAGATTCATGTCTGTGCATCTGCCGGTAAGATCTTACTGACCGGTACACCTTAATGTCGGTGTTAGCTGGTTGAGCAGCCATAGCACTTACTCCTACTAAAAAACGTGATGGTTTTTGATACAAACCTATACTATTTTTGCGTCGGAGTAAACTTATTTAAATCTGATGCCAACTGCAGGATTTTTATCAGTATCATGCTTTTTAGTATCGACGTTATCTAAGATAACCGAAGCATCCAATAAAGGAGCCGTTGGTACTGCTCGTGATAATGGCGTTTCAGCAGCCGATACAGACGTTGTTGCGGGTGCTGGCACTACCGCCGGTACTGCAGGTGCCGCAGGTGCCGGTACAACCGTTGGTGCTGCAGGTGTTGGTGCCGCAGGTGTCGGTGCTGGTGCGGTAACTGGTGCGGTAACTGGTGCGGTAACTGGTGCGGTCACTGACTGAGGGGCATTAGTAGCAATTGCTGGCCCAGATACACAGGCAGTAGAAGCGGACTGTACACAACCCTTATTAATTGACACACATTGCACTGTCGCCTTCTGCCTACAATGTGATCTTACTCTGTTAAAGAAGCGACAACTTGCTTCTCCTGTAGTAGAAAAT